CTCGTTGAATTTAGCACGATGACTAGCAGTGTTTAAACTTTTAAATCTGTCTGCTGCATAGCTGGCAGCAAATGCATATGGCTTGACCGAAGGCATCACATTACATGTTCCTTTGATATAGCCAATTGCCTGCGACACTACACAACTGGAACCGTGCTTCTCATCCGGGTTAATATCCAAATGAACTTCGACATTACGATTTTCCAACACTTCACCTAGTTTCAAGTACAACTCTGATACTTTGTAAACTTCGGTCATCAAGCGCATACTAGGTCTAGCTTTCTTTTGATCAAAGTCACGTTCCCTTTGTACTTCGCCAAACAACTTGCAACCGCTGTTGCCATTGATATGCACCACAACGGCCAGCACATAATCTGCCCACCATTCACCATTGATCCTGATTCGTTCGCTATCGCAGCCCAGGTAGATACGAGTATCTGGGGTCTGCTGTTCGATGAATTTTTTTACTTCTTTAAGATCAATATGTTGCATACAATAATACACTATAATTTGGTGCGGATGGAGAGACTCGAACTCTCAGCCTACGGCTTCTAAGGCCGCTGCGTTTACCAATTTCGCCACATCCGCGATAACTCTAAAAATCCGTTACCGGAAAAATATCTTTCTTTAAATTCCGCAATATTTTGGAGCGGGATATCAGAATCGAACTGATGACCGAAGATTGGAAATCTGCTGTTTTACCATTAAACTAATCCCGCGCTTTTTCTTGCTATGCATTATTATAACAGTACTTGCACTGCAAGTCAACCGCTATAATAACTTTATTCTGGTGGAGGATAACGGATTCGAACCGTTTGCTCCTGGTTGCAAACCAGGTGTGTTAGCCAAGTATACCAATCCCCCTACTTTTCTCTTACTAAATTTGGCTCCCCGACCTGGGCTCGAACCAGGGACCTGCGGATTAACAGTCCGTTACTCTACCAACTGAGCTATCAGGGAATATTCTTTATCTACTATCTCTTGCGCCACGACTCACAACCACATCACCGCACAACTGAGCATCGACCATCATGCGCTTGAATGCAGCACGAGTCTCTTGATCTTTAAACGGCAGCAAGGCAAGCAATGTTTTGTTACGCTTGGTCAGTCTAAAAGTTTTTGTCGGATTCATGATATCTTTCGTTATTTGTATTATTGGTGCCCCCTGTCCGATTCGAACAGACCGCCTACGCATTACAAGTGCGTTGCTCTACCAAATGAGCTAAGGGGGCATTTGAACTATTATATATGACATCTGGATACTTGTCAATATATTTCTACCTTGATTAAAAATCGTCCAGCAACTCTTCGAGGTTGTCAATCCTGTTGAGATTAGCTTCTTCTTCGTACGCAACATTGCCACCGTAATATCCATTATGACTGTTACGAACTTCGATGTCTATAAATCCTCGATCAGTTTGAATTGTCCAAAAGCCTTCTTGCACTACGTCATAATCGGATTCGCCATCGCGGTTGTCGTTCCATCCTTTGTCCTGGGTGCCGGTAACCAACACGCCGCGCAGCAAATCAAAGCTGTTGCCATTGCCAATGATGGTTACTCCGCTGATATGATTAAACCACACACTGTTACAGCAGTCTCCCGAAGCGTCAAAGCGAAAATACTTTCCGCCGATTGTGCGAAACACCAGGCTTTCTTTACTGTTGCCCATGAATACACCATTGATGCGCTGTCCGCGCAAAACATCAAAACACGACATACTGCTCCTTTGATATGTAGTATGAATTCTATATAAATTGCATGTGTGTTTTCATGGCAGCACCACATGGAAACCGATCTCCGGTTTTAAATTTCTTACCATTCAGTGTGAATGGTTTTGTTACTTGGTCGCCGTTCCACCAGGATCTTTCAATTTTGATGTAGCCGTCTTGACCCAACTGTTCTCTAAGCAGCTTGAACTCTGGATGATCGTCATTTTCGACCATTGAACATCGATCCTTGCCCCGGAGAATGACCAGCAGTTGATCTGGTGTTAAATCTTCCAGCCGGATGCTGTCGTATATTCCCCATTCTTTGCGAATGGAAATATCGCATATATAGCTTTCGTCGATGTTGAATTTCATAATAATCTTTTGTCTGGGGAGTCGTATGGGAGTCGAACCCATCCTGACAGAATCACAATCTCTAGTGCGAACCGATACACTAACAACTCCATTGGTGTCTGCCGAAGTGTCTTGCAGACTTGCCGAGTCTCACTGATAATCATAGTATTGCAGCGGGCGCCCTGACCTACTGGTAATTATCTCATGCTCGGTTTGTAAAGAATGACTTTACCAAATTACATTGCAGGACCGTTGCCGTTCTTAAACCCCACAGTACCACCTTCTGCTTGGATACGCTTGATAACGTCCTCGAACAAAATAGGAGTAAAGTCTGTTTGTTCTACGCATACGCAATGGTATCTAGTATCGATCTCATCACTGTATAATGTAGCACCTGTGTTAGCATCAACTCCACGGGCTTTCATCACACGATTTGCGTGAGTGTGTCCGTGGATGTTGACTCCAAAACGACCAAGGCTTGCTTCGTGTACAGGAATATGACTTAAAATCATTCCGTTCATAACATGATATGCACGGATTTCTCTAAAGTGTTCACGATAATCCGTGTCCTTAAAGATATCGTGGTTGCCGCGAATCAACACTTTGTCGCCGTTCAGTCTACGCATAATGCCCAGACTCTTGCGGTTGATAACTACGTCGCCTAAATGATACACTTTGTCATTTGGGCCCACACGTTCGTTCCATCGCTCAACCATTTCCTCATCCATCTCTTCTGCATTGTCCCACGGACGCAACTTAGTTACTCCGTCGTTCAGAGTGAACCTACATACGCCAGCGTGTCCAAAATGCGTGTCGCTTACTAAAAATACTGCTGGCATATTGTTCTCCTTTTTTGTTTATGTACTAATTATAGCAGTTCGGGAATTAATGGTCAACTCCTGCTTTCTTTCTTACGGGAAATCCACCCGTCATAGTTGGGATCAGTTACTTCGTCAACTCCGAATATACCTGCTACTTCAAACTCTGGTCCCTTGATAGTAACAAACTCGTTTAGAGTTTTGGCATAGGCCATTGCTTGATCCAGCGTGAATATATCCGATACTGAATGTTTGCTTATTACTTTGTATACTTTATTCATTATAATTCGTTTTTAAACTCACGCCAATCATCAATATTGGGCTTTTCATTTTCATCATACTGCAGGCCCAGGGCATTCATCATGCGATGCTTGATCAGCAGATTAGGACTACGGAACTTGCCCACATCTTCGAAACCCATCATGACTCCGACTTCGGCCACTGCACCACTACGAGATACTCCGGCAAAGCAATGCACTACAACATTCATTCGATTATCTTTTGCATGTTGCAGTAAACGAACCAGCTCGTTGGCCTGCTCTTGGCTGCATCGCATAGCTTCATCAAGTGCAAAGTCATCGAGTTCAATATCAAGAAACTCAAAGTTATGAGTTTCTTTAAACTGGTGCAACGGTGTGGGTCTCCAACTGGCCGGGTCCGCGATACTGATCAACATACTATTTTCACCAGCTGCGTGATGAAACTTGACTGGTATATCACTTGCTGCTACATTTTCAATCCACATATATTACCTCGTCAAATCCTTCTTGTATAGTAGGTTCTTCCCACCCGGTGATCATACTGTTCATAACATGCATCGGAATAATCTTGCCCGTACGATTCTTTAATCGAATTGCGAGTTCCAGCGGTTCGGGAGTTTTAAATACCACCGCAATATTATAATATCCCGGCAACATATTAAACTTCTTCTTACGGCTCTTAACTGTAGTAGAAGTTTGATCCCAAATAATATCAAGTCCTCGATTACGAGCATAGATAATATCATTGCACATCATATCAACTGCTTCGGGCATAAAGTCAGCAAATACTTCGCTGTAGGTTTTGCCCTGCCTGACTGCTTCGGCTTCGACATGTGTATCAGTTGACACGCAGGAACACTGTTTGGTCCAAGATTGCTGTGCAACCCACGAAGATTTGCCGGAACCTGGCACTCCCACCAAGACATACAACTTTGGCATCTTATTCGCTTTCATAGCTGGGTTGTTTAATTCGATCTTGCTGTCGTAGTGCTTTGTTTGTTTTGCCGTGTCGTCCTGCTCGTTTGAACAGTGCCAAGCTGACAAAAGGATTGCGCTTTACGACTGTAGATTTCTTCTTCATATCAAGCTCCTTTTGTGTTGTATAGCGTATTATAACGCAGTTTGATTAATGTGTCAACGCCGTTGATTTCGCCAAATCCAGATAAATAGCACAGCAGCAGATAAAAAGGACTATTTAATGAAAACGAACACCCACTGGATAAAATCTGTACCATTGTGCAAGGTTGTGAAAAATGATTGATCCATTCACCGCTCTGGCTGCTGTCAACACAGCCATCAAATTGGTCAAAACCACAGTGAAAACTGTGCAGAATCTCGAGAGCCTTGGCCCTTGCTTGGGTCAGTTCTTCTCTGCCAAAGCCGAAGCAGTGGAAGTAGTGAAACAGGGCGGATTCAAAGGCAGTGCGATGGGCCAAGCCCTGGAGCTTGAACTGGCCATCGAGCAGGCCCGTGCGTTCGAAGAAGAAGTGAAGATGTTGTTCTTCAGTTCGAACAAGATGGATATATGGCAAAAGATTGTTGCTCGCACAGCACAGATCAAAAGCGATCAAATACAGGCCGACAAGCGTGAGCGTGAAGCAGCCAAACGCCGCAAAGACAAGGCTGAAGAATTGTTCACTGTGCTTTTTATATTGTTTATCGCAGTGGGCGTGTTGGCCACAGTTGGCTGGTTTATATACGAAGCTGTGCAGCATTGCGGGCCACAGGGCTGCGGCTATAACCGATAATTGGCAGGGGTACACAGAATCAAACTGTGGCCGACAGGATCAAAACCTGTTGTGCTATCATTACACTATACCCCAATAATTGAATTTGTTAAAGTAGTTGAGCCGCTTGTATCTCAACGCTTCTCCCGATTTAACTAGTCCGGACGGGAGCGGTGTGTTACTTGGAATACTAGGTCCAGATGATACGCCACTATGTATACTGATCACCAACGAAGGCGACCAGTCGGGAATCGAACCCGCATCCTTTTACTATATCAGTTGTTCGAACGAACCTTTACAGCATGACTTTCTCTTGCTAACACTTTAACAAAACTTGGTGGGCCCTGCTGGGATCGAACCAGCACTGTCGGTTTCGAAGACCGAAGTGATATCCATTTCACTAAAGACCCTAATATAGATTTTCCGAGAGACCAACTATCTTTCTTAAGGACTCACTGGCGTGTCTCGATAAAAGAGTTTAAACAACCTTGCACAATTCTACTGGTGTGTCATGCTCAAGAAATAGGGCACTAGAATACAAGGGACTCATCTCATCGTCTATCTCAGAAACTTGGTGCCTAGTACTGTTACGACACAGCAACATCCCTTGAGCGAGAGCGTAGGAACTTAATCTACGGGTTTAACACCTCTTGGGTTGAACAGTCAGGACAACTAATTCAGAAGGTGAACTCTC